TACCTTAATAAACTAGTGCGGACTCTTTTCGAACTTTGAGGGCTCGTATCATTCCTTCTTTTTATAGTTTAGTTTTCAAACTTAGTTTTAGTTGCTTTCCCTGCGCAAGGCTCATAACTAATTTCCATTTTAATCTCTTTATCAAATCACTAGTGTTTTTGTTAATTTACTACTATTATACTAGATAATATATCTAAGTTTCAAAATTTAGGAATTAATATTCCATATTTTCAGCTATAATAGATTTACCTCTACGAATACGGTTTTTAATGGTCTGCAAAGGTAAATTATGCTTTTCTGCAATGTCTTCATATTTCATATGGTTCAATAGACGATCTTCGATAATCTCACGGTACATTGGTTTTAGATTATTGATATTAGATAGAGCTAGTTCGTATCTCATTTGCAAATCATTATCTTCTTCATACCAATCAGTTTCTGATTTGAATTCACGTTCGACTAATAGATCTTTAGCTGACGTATGTGCATATTGATCTGAAATTTCAATACCATATTCTTTCATAGCATCAATACTATATTTGCTATTACGCTGGCGAATCCAACCCAAAGATTCATTAAATGCTATTCTATATAACCATGTGGTGATTTGATATGATGGATCGTATTGATCAATCTTGGTCCACATTTTGGTTAGTGTGTTAGTTAAGATATCTTCAGTGGCTTCTGTATCTTTAACTACATTTGCAATATAGTTTTTAAGACCCGGCTTTACGCGCTTATAGAGTGCATTGTAATCTTTTTCTGATTTAGTTTTGACAAAGTTTTCTGATAATTCGCGGTAACTGAGTTGTTTTGACATATGATTCTTTTTTTAAGTTTTAATTATAATGCTAATATAACACTTTTTATTGAAAGGGGAAAGTGTTTTAACCTTTATTTTCAAAAGTTACGAACAATTAGTAAAATAAACTCATTGCTGATTCTAATCCACTTTTGGTTGCTAGGTGCACAGAGTCTAATTTAACTGTTAAGTTTTCAGAATCTTTATACTCTTTAATAGCTTGTCTTTTTGCGCCCGGTAAAGTTTTAGCCCAAACAGTATTCCATCCACCTTGTTCGAAGGTAAACATATATTGTTTTTTTAATAATACTTTAGGGATTCTAGATTTAGCTTCTACAAAGCCACTTGAATTTATCTGATTTAAAATTTCTACAGCATTATTATATTTAACACCTGTACCTACTAGGTTTTCGATGTAATCTTCTAAGGCTGATTTTAAAACCGATTCTTGTTGTTTGTTGATTTTTATTTGCATTGACTCTCTGTTTTTAATTACTCTACTAATATACCAAAAAACTTTGACATAAAAAAATTATTGGCAAAGTTTTTTTAAAAAAAGTGAAAGTAATTAGAAATCAGAGAAAATACCCATGAGTTTTTCTAACTCTTGTGGCTTATTAGCCCATAAATCAGTAGAAGCATTAATAATCCTCTTTTTTGGATCTGATTTATATTTGTTATTTGGATATCCTATAATAGACCATGTCTTTTTAGACTTATTAGGCCAAGCTCCTAGTGGCCAATATGATACTACTGCATTGATATTTTTGAGTTCTTCCACGCACCTAACAATAGAACATTTTTCTGGCAACATACCCTTTTCGTTTAATAATGTAATGGCAGAGTCAAAGTCACCTTGTATAAATTTAATTGTACCATTTAATCTTGTAATAGAATCTTGTGCAGTTTTAGGATCATGTGCGAAATTACCTAAATGGTATACTGTATCTTCATTGGTCACTGTTTCATTCCATTTAAGAATTAAATCATTTGTCATTTGATCTACATTTTCGTAAGGTCTCTTATATTTACTTAAAGCTCCCGGTCTACCCAATTGTAGGTTAGATGTTACAAATATTTTCATATGTTCTTTACAGTTTTATATTTAATCTTATAATGATTTCACACAATGGGAGAATCCCATTGTGTGAAATGAAGTCAATGTGGTTTGTTCTTAAATCTTAATTATTAGATTCAGTAACTTCACTTTCTAACTCAGGTGATACTACTTCAACACCTTCTAGCGCCTCTAATTGAGAATCAACTTCTGCTAATTCAGTATGTAAATCATTAAGCGTTGTATTCAATGCACTTAAATCTTGCATTGCAACACCTACTGCTTCTCCAATTTGAGTTAACATAGTGATGAATCTTCTTGCATTTTCAATACCAGTTCCTTCAACATTAAGAAGTGCTTGATAAAGTGCATTCAATTCATGACCTCTTAAAGAAATCACCGCATCTGCATCAGGAGCTAACATCTTAGATTGTGTTTTGAATTGATCATATAATGATACAACTACTGCAGCATTTTGAGTTTTCCAAGTGTAACCTTTATTAAGGTGATCTTGAACAGTTTTAATAGATTTAACATTATCAAATGTAATTTCAAATCTTTTTTCTGCTGCTTCTGTTTGCAATGCATCAATTTCAATTGCCAATTCTGATTGGCGCTTTTTTAGTTTTGTACTCATGTTTATTATTAATTTAATTATATTTATTATTTATCTTAGTTAAAAATCTGCGTTCGTGATCCTAATATCAAAGTCCCTAAAGTCTTTAAATTGTTCATCATCGGTATTCATACGTCTCATTATAGAGTCATTTACATCATTCCTATAATTAAGTCTTTCAATTCTAGTCTTTCTGTCAATGTCTAAATAAACAACTGCACATCGACTTCTATACTGCTCTGGTAGCATGTCCAATCCATCTTTACTCATAATCATCACATCAGCTTTATTAAAATCTTCTTCAGTTTGACCATAATACCATCCGTTAAATTCCATATATTCAATAAACAAACCTTGATCAATCATAGTTAAAAACTCATCTTTATCTATAAAATGATAATCTACGCCGTTTTGTTCATTGACCCTCGGTGCTCGTGTAGTATGACTTACACCTATTTTAAATCCTTTCCTTTGCAACTTCTGTTTTAAGTGATCTTTACCAGAAGCAGCTTTTCCTACCAATATTAATTTCATGTAGATTATATTGAGTTTTTTGATTTTGTTTATTTAAAAAGTTTATTGGCTATAATAAGTCCTATTTTTTGAAAACGAGTTGCTTTATGACCCCACAAAATAGATTCTTCTAAATCTCCCATCCATTTATAAATAGGTGTTGCTAAGAATAAAAAGTCCCAATTATCAATGGTAAACTCTTTTACATTTCCACCATTAGGCAGTCTAAACTCTATGGACAATAATGAATATGGTCTAAAATCTTTTACTATTTCAAAGAATGTAAATCCCCAACAACCGTCACCATCGTGTAAAAATAGGTCGAATAAATTAATCTTCAGATTCCATCTGCGAGTTCGCCATGCTATTTTTTGTAATAATCCCATTATTTTTCTAGTTTATGTAAATCTGTTAGTAATATAGAATATACTTCTTCGCATGATTCTTTATAAAATACATCGGTGAAGTTTTTCATGTTATCATACTTAGAGTATAAATATTGTCCAAATCTCAAATCTTGTTCATTTCTACCATCACCATGTTTAATTGACCATGATAGGTATTCTCCGTTTAATCTTGAATAGTTTAGTTCCATTTTATTCTTTACAATTACATGTTCCATTTGTGCTACAATTACCGGTGCACTTTTTCGGTTCTAGTATCGGTGTAGGTGCTGGTGTAGATTGATTCCACATATCATCCCAAAATATCATATCATTTCCCATTTTCTACTATATAAGTTGTTTCTACTTCCGGATCTTTAATTACTTGAATTATATGTGGCTCAGTAGCTCCGTTTGATTTTAAGATGCTGCAGACTCTATTATATACAGACTTAGGTATACAACCATTAACACCAGAACTAAGATCACCAGGTACGTCTAAAATGCTTTCAATGTATTTGTGTATAAAGTCAGATTCAGTCATATTGTTATTAATCAAATTCATCTAGATCATCCAGATCCTCTAGATTTCCCATTCTTTTAGGATTAAAATAGTTTTCTTCAAATCTCTGTTTCTTTTTTTTGAAATGGATTTTTCGTTTTCTATCTTCCGGTGTGTGCTCTTCACGCGGTGTTCTGCGCTTCTTCATTTTTAATGTAATTTAATTATTCTTTTTTATCTCCGGGCCATTTAGTATCCGAATATTCAAATGGCGTTTTATTATAAGTGGTTCCTGTTGTATACCAAAAGGGTTGGCCGGGTGGAACATCTCCGGGTGTGAAAGGCGGTTGATAAGGATTGGTTGGAAATGAAGGTTGATAAGGATTGGTTGGAAATGAAGGTTGATATAATTCATATCCTTCTTTCAATAAAATAATAACTTCATGAATCGAAATAATACCATCTTCTTTTAGTAGTGCAACGGTACTTGTTTTCTCAAGCCTATCATTTAATAATATATCTGCCATGTTTACAGTAATATGACCCTGTGTAAGTAGTCTTTCAATTATTTGATCTTTCATTGATTATTATATTTATAGTTTATATATGACACATTTTATTTGTTTCAAAAAAAATGCAACCGAAGTTGCATTTTTATATTCTTTAGTCGAAAGTTTAATTTATTTTGTTTGTACTAGTTTATTTTCCTCTATCATATGATATAGTTTATCTACAAATGTAGTATTGTCATTAAATTTTGTATTAATGTCTGCGATGTGTTTTGAGATACCATCTGCCATTTTATCTGTACGTGAATCAACATAAGCATATAGCTTATCCATTTCATCATGCGTATGATTATTTAGAGTATCAGCATAGTCATGTAATTTATGACTAATATTGTCGATCCTATCTATTTCTTGATCGATTCTGCGATCTAACATTTCGTTATCCCTGTGAATTTCTCGTTCTAAGTCATTGATAACATTTTGTAAATCTTCAATTTCTGTATACAAATCCTTGATCTGTACACGAGTCTTAAACATACTGTAAACACCAGCTAAAGCTAACACTGACAATACACCTAAAACGTATGCAATTGTTTGTTCCATAATTTATTTGTTTTTATTTACTCGACTAAAGAAGTATCTTCGCTATGAATTTTTTCAAACTCATATTTACCTTTAATAAATTGATTGAGAGCTTTGCCCTGAGATTCTGCAAGATTAAATAGATTCCAATCAGCAGCTTCAACATCTTTATATAGATATGAACCATGATTAAAATGCACTAATAGAGTCTTGTGTGCATAATTATATGCAGCTGACTTAAGCGTAGAGCTATTGTAATGTGAATGTGTTGATGTGATCATATTAAATGTATTTAAATATTATATGATCTATTAAAATACTGTTTCAATTAACGACCTCCGCCTAATCCGTCTTCTTTGATTGCGTCAATAGATTTACGATCTAAACTTACCACCATTTTAGACGGGAAATTAATTTTAGGTGCAGGTGAACTTGAAGAACCACCTGAATTACTACCGATCATATTAGAAACTGCATTACCTACTTTTTCAATAATACCTGTATTCTGTTCATTTCCTTCCTCAACAGTGCTTCTAAAATTCTCTAACATTTCAGCTAAATTATCAAGTGCATCTTCTAAAGATTCGCCCATTTGAGCCAAGACATCGCTAGGAGAACCTCCTTCTGATAAAACTGCAAGTGCTTCAAACATTGTTCTAGCCTCAGTTAATTTAGCTAAATCCATAGAGTTAATAGCAGAACTTATAGTAGGGAATACAGTTCCACTTGTTTTCATACTAACACCTATTGATTTCCACAAGTCAGCTTGAGCTTCATATCCAGCAACAGGTCTTATCATACTAACTTTACCAACAAACATACCTTTAAATACTTCTAACGTTTTTATGTTAGTTCCGTTAATAGCACCTGAAATAGCTTGAGCGCCCTTGCCCATTTTTTCATAACCGGTTCCTACTGCTAAAAATAAGTTTGATCTACTATCCAGTACTTCTGTTCCGACATTCATTCGACCTCCATATATTGCAGTAAACTCATCTAATTGTTCAGCGCTTACTGTATTAATTGATCCTATGATCATTGGAATGGCCACTGCCATTCTCATATATGATGTTGTTAAGCCTTTTAAGAAATTTGTTTTAGATTCAAACAATTCTGCTGGAGATTCACCTCCAAAAATAGATGCAAATGCTTTTGCTTTGTCTACTGTAAATGTTGCAATAGCAGTAATGATCTGTGGAATTGCAGTACCCAATTTAGTATATGTGCTTCCTATGGTTGCTATTAAATTCTTTTTAGCATTAATAATACCAGTATCATCTCCACCTGCATCAGTGATTGCTGATATAATAGCAGTTACCTTTTCTTTTACATCTTGAGCATCTGTGATTTTAGAAGTAATTTTAACAACATTATCGACTACTGATGCTAATGTTGAATAAGGTTCTCCTAATTGCATTGCAATTTCTACACCCTTTTCAAAACTAGATGAAGAGAACCATCCGCCATCTTTACCAATATTAGATTTACCAACTTCTTCAAAAACTCCAGCTAAACCTTTAATAAGAGCTTTAGTATTTTTAGCAAGTTTCTTGACTAGTCCGTCTACATTACCAATTGCTTTAAATCCTGTTGGATTACCATCTTTATCATAACCTGTTGGGAATTTAAGATTGGCCATAGCTTGTACACCATTTGCCAAATTATAAAGAGGTTCACCCATTTGTTTAACAACATTAATACCCTTCTCATAGTTAGAACTACTAAACCATGAACTACCTTGTGCTGCGTCACTTTTCCCAACCTCTGCGAATACAGAACTTAAACCTGCTACTAATAATTGTGTATTCTTTATTAAACCTGGAACTACAGTACCAATATCTATAGTTTCAAATCCTGTTGGATTACCTTCTTTATCAAATCCTGTTGGGAATTTAAGATTAGCCATAGCTTGTACACCTTTGGCAATACCTGTAAGTGCTGAGCCCATTCCACCGACAGCTGAAATACCCATAGCAACTACTGATTGTCCACTAGTATTACCTGTTAATGCAGATAATAATGAAGAACCTCCTCCTGGGTATTTTTTTCCAACTTCTGCAAAAGTATCGGCTAAACCGCTTACTATAAGACTAACATTTTGCTTTAATCCAGGTAGATCAGCATCTTCTGCTATACCTGAAAATGCTTTAATACCTGCGACTATACCAACTAATGCAGCTCCAGCTAATATCAACATAGGTGCTCCCATTGCAATACCTGCAACAGAAAGAGGTCCTAATGACATACCATCTGCAATTGCATCCATTGCAACCTCGAAATTAGTTTTCTTACCGCCAAAGAATCCCTTTTCTCCAGAGAAGTTAAATGGCTTATTACCTTTTTTATCGATACTACCTAAAGCGGCAAAGTCTAATTTACTAATTGCTAATAAACCTAAACTTATACCTAATGTTGCAACTCCAGCTACTAACATCGCAGCTGAACCTAATAATATAAATGGAGAGGCTACACCCGCTGCAGCCATTGCTACTGCAATACCTGCAATTACTCCTCCCATTACAAGTATTTTATCTAATGTTAGTTCTTCGGTTGCTTTCGCAAATGCAGCAACCCCAAGTGCGATAGGTAATAGAGCTATACCTGCAATCATCATCGCTGCTGATCCAAGTGCAATAAAGGCTGGAAGAGGACCTGCGCCTGCTATTCCCATCGCTATTGCAAGACCTGCAATAACTCCACCCATTACAAGTAGTTTATCTAATGTTAGTTCTTCGGTTGCTTTTGAAAGTACAGCAACTCCTGCACCGATTACGATCAATGCAAGTCCAGCAACTATCATCGCTGCTGAACCTAGTGCAATAAATGCTGGAATTGGTCCTGCTCCCGCAATTCCCATCGCTACAGCTAATCCAACAATCACCGCTGCCATCATACCTAAATTACCCCATGAGAGACCATCTATTGCTTTTTTCATTGCATAGACGCCTATTGCTATTACTATCATTGCGCCACCCGCAAACATCATTGCTATTGAACCCTTCTTAATAAACTTTTCGCCAACGCCAGCAAGTGCAAAAACTGCAGCAACTGCGCCTAATACAACTAAAACACCGAAGGTTTGAAGAGCATTCTCTGCATCAACCGGGCCTATCAATAATTTAGCTAAGAAAATTGCTACTGCAACTGCTAAAATTGCTCCCGCAGCATACATTAATATAGTTGCACCCTTTGTGGTACTCTTACCTAATACTTTATCAACTACATAGAATGCGAGGGCAACAGTACCAACTAATAGTAATACTTTACCTACTTCATCCCATCCTAATGTAGAAATAATAAGAGAAGATAATACCAATGAAACTGCTACTGATAAAATAGCCATAGATGCAGCTATAAGTGCCCTGCTAGTTTTCCTCATTGCTTTATCGACCTGCATCTTATCTATTAACCAAAATACTCCAGCTAATGTAAGAATTATCAATGAAGCTGTGGCTAAACCATATAAAATAGGTTCAGTTAAAAGTCCAATTAATATCAAACCAACTGAAAGTCCTAATAATGCTAATGATAATGTTTTTAGAGTTTTGGCCATTTTATGCAAACTCTTACCTATTTTCATTTTATCTAGGAGCATACCCAATAGACCAAAACTTAATAAAATAGCGCCGGCTACCAATAAACCTTTTAAAATATAAGGAGCTAGAAGTGACATTAAGACTAAACTACCTGACATTATTAATAATGCCGCACCCACGTCTCCGAGTACAAGAATCTTCTTAAGTGCCTTTTTATCTAATTTCTCAGTGGCCCACAATAGACCCTGGATCATAAGTTTTAATAATGGAACCCAAATGATGGCTCCAATACCGGCTAATAATAAAAGTGGAGTAGCCAATATCATAGTGGCTGCAAATTTAAGGATTGAATATCCTATGTCGGCTAAAGATAAAAGACCATTTGTCAAGGCTTCCATCTTTAATTTAAGTTCTTTACCCTCAGGTGCTCTTTCTAAAGCATCTATAATTACACCTAAACCAAGTCCTATTGGTTCTAATGCTCCTGCAGTAATTCTAAGAACTAATGCTTCTTTAATGGAAACTTTGCCGCCACCTTTACCAGTGTCGCCTTTAAGTGCCTTAACAAGCTCGTCCATTTTTTCATACAAGTCGCCACCTACCGAAACTGCGGCTGCAGTTTGACCTGTGTTTATTGCTACTTGTTCTAGTGATTTATTACCAGATCCCATTCTTTCGAATGCACTTGCTAAAATAGGTGGTATTAGTTGAGCCAACTTAAGTGTGTGTATTTTTTAATATAAGACAAACGCTACTAATGTGTAGCGTTTGTCTATACTCTTTATATATCTTTAAAATTTAGGCATCTTCATTGAAGGTGCTTTCATTTGTGGGATCTTAGGCATCGCAGGCGTTTTATATTTAGAACTCATCTGATTCTGTTGTTGTGCCTGTTGTTCTTCTTGATCCTTATTCTGATTATTCTTCTCTTTAATGTAATCCGACAGGTTTTTAACATAATACCAATACTCGTAGTAATATAAATTATCAACTTCTGAAGGTTGCATTCTGAGATGTATGCCCAGATAGAACTTAGTCTTAAAGTAATTCTCCAGCGAGATCTGAAATAATGAAAAGACTTTTGATGCCACCTGGGAAATCAAGAGGGGCTTTCGCAATTTCTCCTTCGAATTCCATTTCAAGTGTTGTTTCAACTCCAATTTTCATTTTCTCAGCAAGTCTATAGATAACCATAAACTTATTTTGATCCCATGATTTGTAATCAACTTCTAAGTTAAATATTTTAGGTAGATTTACTTGTCTCCAATCTGGCGTGATATAAGGTAGAACTTGGATAAATGCTTTATCAAACTCAACTTCTTTTTCTTGACGATCCTTTAGATATTTAGTAATTTCTTGCATAACACCAATTGAAGGCGGACGCATTCTAACTTCACCAGCAGATCTAGTCTTAATAACGTATGTTCTTTCTTTAGAACTATAGTATGCCTCAATTTCATTAGGAACCTGTGTGGCTACTAAATATCTAGATGACAATTCAATATCAACTGGAATTTTACTGTTTTCAGTTTTACCCTTAAGAATCAATTTGTTTTCTGGTTCAGGGAAAGTAAGATCTCTAATTGCTAATAGAATTACAATTCTATCTTCTTCTAAAATATCTTTATAAGATAATCTCTTTTCATCCACCGTTAATTGAGTACACATTTCTACAATGTGGTTCAATTTCTCTTCCATGTCAATATAGTTGTTTTCATCCATAGTAGAAAAATGTCTAATCTCAGATGCTCTTGCAGATCTAATCTTAATTACTGTACCATTGGGGTAAAATTTACCTTTAGATGGTAATTCTTCTTGATCTAGAACCATCCATCCTAAGAATTGGTCCGCAGACTTTTCTGGTCTTGCTTGTCCAAAATTGTCCATATTAACTCTACCTAATCCATTGGATTCAACTGCGCTCAACATTTCTACTGAAACATCTTCAACTGTCGAATCATTAGAAGTCTGTGGATTATTAATTTGATCCCTAGCGTCTAGCATTGCTTTTGCCGCTTCTTCTTTTTTGTTTAATTCTTCGCTCATTGTTTTTTGTTATTTAAGTTTTTTACTTTTGTTTTAATATATGATTGCTGTTCACCTGATTTTAAACTTAATTCCTTTTTAATTAAGTCTCTAATCCATGCACTAACAGAAACCGGCCTAGTTTCAGTTTCGACTGCATCATTTAAGATACATCGATTAACATCGGCCACTTCATCTTCTGTGAGAAGAACTTGAAGTTTTTTTGTTAACTTGTGGTTATTCATAATATTTGTGTATGTTAATAATATAATATATTTATCTTGCAAAAAATAAGAAGATATCGTTAGATACCTTCTTATTAGTAGTGTGTGTTAATTAGTTTACTTCCTCAGCGTATACATCAGATCTCCAAGTGATCTCTAATGTTTGTACGTCTGCAGCTGAATAATCTAATGCATCCGTAAATCCAAGTCCTGAAGTGATGAAACAATCATCTAATGTGATTTTTCTAAAAATATCACCTTCTCTATTAAATTGTACGATAACAATAGTTCCTACGTAATTCTTTTTCAAGCCCATTTCACCAGTTTCTGGATTATATTGTGCTCTGTACCATTGTCTCATAGTTTTATATAAGTACGCTTGGTTAGAATCATTTAGGTTCAATGAAAAGTTAACAGTTACGTCGATTGAAGTATTGTCTACCATACCAGCGAATGATCTAGTAGCAAATTTATACTTCTGCTCAATTGCAGCAACATCTTTATGTAAACCTGCAAGGCCTGAAATTGAATTTACATGTTGTAATAACAATTCTTGACCGGCAACACCATCGGGAGGTAAGATTGTCACCTCAAACAGGTTAGCCTGTACTGGTTCGAAGTTCTTGCCCTTCTTCTGTGTTTGATCTTCTGAATAATGTGGTAAAGCCATAATTTGTATGTGTTTATTTTATATATCTTATTTTGTTATGCAAAGTTTCCGGTTGCAATTTCACCCGTGTTCAAGATAGTTACTCTCGATACTAAGATCTCAAGACCTTTAACTGGCTCAACAAATGTATCTAAAATACCCATATTATTATCGATTACTTCGTTAGTGTTGTTGGATCCGTCCATAACGTTTCTATAGTCGTATACACCTCCGTCTTTCTTCACTGATTCCATGAATGAGTCAGCTAAAGTTTTAATCTCTAATCTTGTTTGAGCATTGTTAAACTCGAATAAGTAGTTTTTCAAGATTTCTGCTAAACCATCTTCAATGTAGATCATTGCTTCTCTTACGTGAGCTGAAGACAATGCTGATTGAACTGATTGTTGTGCAGTCTTATTACCTTTGATAGTCAAACCAACGCCTCTTTCGAATACGATTGGGTTGATACCGAATGGCTCTAAGTAATCTCTATCGTTCTTATCGAATGCAAATTCTAGACCTTGTACACCTGTACCACCTACAACACCTCTTCTTGGTCCTGCGATGATAGACCATGGTAATGCGTCTAAATATTTATCGATATAGTTGTTTGATATGTAAGCCGCTGGTGGAATAACTTTAGTTCTACCATTTTCTAATACATTAAGACCCGGTGAGTAGTAGAAACCGAAGTTTGCACCCTCGTTGATAGATGGTAATGTGTAGACTGCAGTAGGGTTAAGTTCTAAGTTACCGCCAGTTGCTACTAATCTAGTTTCGAATGATCCAGTATTAGCATCTTTAAATGAAGGGTTAGTAGCTGCTTTAAATTCTTTCACCATCGGTGCGTTAAGAATCGCAGAAGCATTTTGTCTTTCTTTACAAAGTTGAGTAATTTCTTCTTTGTTAAGAATACCTCCATTTTCTAATGATCCAAATGTATCAACAACATATCTAAATGTAATTGCGTCTTTGTCAATTAAAGTATTTGATAAACCATTACCTGGTCTTAATTGTGTTAACAATTCAGCAATTGATTTTTCAGATTGTGTTGCAGCCGCTAATGGGAACATAGTATATGTTGAAGTACTTTCTTCATATCTTTTAAGAGCATATCCTGGTCTCTCAGATACTGGTCTGTGACATTCAAATGTATATACGTTTGATCCACCAACAACTGTCTTGATAATTCTTTTAATTCTTGCTAATTTACCTTCATCTGCTGGAATGTACATACCAACTGAAACTGATGTCCAATCAAATGTATCATCTTCTAATGTAGCAGATAATCTAAATTGACCTGCACCGATTGGTAAGAATGAATAGTTATCAGTTTGTGTTGGTAACATAATCGCTCTTGAGTTAGGCTCAATTGTAGTAAATTCAAATGTTGCAGATGCTTTTCTAGAATATGCTGAGATAGAAGTAGCTGATGCAGTTGCATATGTTGAGCTAAATGATTTTCCTGCAGCCGGTGTGATTTTGATAACGTTTGCTCCACCTAAATTAAATAATTCAGTAACTTGTGAAATTTTAACATAATCAATACCGTTTGATCCTAGTAAGAAGTTACCTAAGATTACGCTACCTGATGTAAGGAATTTACCAGCTGGATCCGCTCCAACTACTGGTGCTGCGATATAGATATCTCCGTCAACAACTGTGATTTCTCCTGCGTGGAATGTTGCAGCTAAACCTAATTCATAAGATTCAAATGTAGAAGCTTTAATAGCGCTTTCACATTCAACGATTACGTTAGCACCATCTTCGTAAATTGCAGAAATAGGTGTAAATTCTCCATCGATTTCAGCTCTTAAGAATCCGCTCTCTGAAATACCTAATAAAGTTAATTCAGATAGTGTTGCTCCTTCGATAGTTAATTCATTACCATCTACTATCATTACTTTAGATAAAGATAATATGTCTGGTGTAGCATCTTGTTCAACTCTGTGAGAAAGAACTTTATAATCTTGATAGATATCGAAGTTTTCACCTACGAAATCAATATTTTCTAGAGCATCTTCGTTGATAGCACAGAATAAACCAGTTCTTCTAGCTTCCAAGTTAATTAAAGTCTCAATGTATAATTGACGACCTTCTTGATCTTGGAATTCAGGAATTACTGAACCTGTGTATTGTGCTACTAAACTAACTTCTCTTAAAGCAGTAAATTTAGCCAATTGATTTCTGTGTAAACCGTGTTCGTTAAAGAATGAACCGTATGTTGGATCGTTTTGTAATTTTTCAGAATCATAAGATCCTTTAAATACAAATACATCTACCATATAATCAGATACGTATTCTAAATCTTCAATACCGTCTGGTACATTACCTTCACCGTACCATTCTCTTGCTGTCATTTCAAAACCAGCAGTATTAGCAGCTTGTCTTACGATAACTGAGATTGGCTCTTGTTTGATGTTAGCAAAAGTAATTGCATTGTTTGATGTTTCGTCTGAATTTCCAGCAGCTTCTAATACTTCAATATCTGAAGGAACCCAGAATTTATCAGTATCAAAAATGCTACTATATTGTACAGATGCTGTTTTAGCTGATAAACCTTCTTCAGAAGAATTAGTTGCTGGTGAAACCATTGCAATTCTATCTTCAGCATCCGCTGCTGTTAGGTTTAAAGCTAAGATCGGCCCTCTAGAAAGAGTTTCGATTGCTGATCTGTGGAAATACATTCCTTTCTTTTCTAAAGATTTATCAATACCACCGAAAACTTGAGTAAATTGCTCAACATTTTCAATAAATACTGGTGTGTTGTAAGGACCTTTTTTAGATCTACCAACAACCAATCTGATAGTTTCAGCCGGAATGTTCACTGTTTGTGATTTGTCAAACTCTAAGCGATATACGCCTGAGCTTTTGAACTGTAATAATTGAGGACTTAATGCCATAGTTGTTCTTATTTATTTTTTTTACTTTTATTATATATCTATTCTTCTTTCGAAATTTATTTATATCAGGTCATATATATCATATTGTAGATCTCCATCAGTTGTATTATCTTTATATAAAACTTTTTCCATTTCTAAATGTAAATCCGGGTCAATAAAATCTAATAATTCTTCTATATAGTCGGCGTAGTCTGTGGTGTTAAAGAATTCTGTAGAACTAATAACCGTCATGATCGTATCGTCATTTCCCATTTGAGCTCCATAACCACCTCTTGGTAAACCTCCAAATAAACTAGCTTCACTTATAGTAGTTTCATCTGTTATATCTATTCTATTTATTTTGTAAAGCTTGGCAAAATTTTGACAAAATATAGCTTTATTATCAGATTTTATTTTAATACCTTGTTTTAGAGTTCTGGAATCATGTCTGTGTTTAAACTTAACAACCATTTCATCATCAAAATCATTTTTCTGAGGAAACACAGATCTTAAGTATTGGAACAACACAGATCCGTATGTATTGTATTCTACAATTAATTTAACGTTTTCGTTGTAAAAGATTTCACACGATAATGTATATAATACTTTTGCGAAATCTTCTATGACATGTTCGTTTGACCTAAAAACACCTACCTGTTTTATTTTAAAGAAATCATACATCGCACCTGGATTTGTGGCATTGACAATTTCTTCCTTATTCATAGGTTCTACTTGAAATATATTGATCACTGAATAATCTCCACCATTTCCTTCGGCAATATCTACTGAAAATAACCAGAAATTCTCAGGATCTTTTGTAGATTCTACATCAAACATAGGATCCCACATTAAGAAGTCTTTTGTGTCTATTGAAATATAATCAAATTCATCAAAATCATGATAAATATATTTCTGCATACGTTTACGCATCTTCTTTAAATCAATTGGATCTAATAGCAGATTCGAAGATGAAACAAATTCATTACCATATTGTCTATTAAACGCCTCAATAGAACCAAGATTTCCCAGTTCTCTTTGATACCATGCATCATCTCTGTCAGGGTGTTCCCACCAATCGATACGCATTGCTGTATATTCATTTTCACCTCTATCTGCTGCAGCATAGATTTGATAAAATTTGTTAAATCCATTTGGCGTTGATGTAATAGTAATACGAGAAACCTTTGAAGCTGAAAGCGTTGGATAAACGTTTTCGTAAAAAGTATCTACGATTGTCGGGTGAATGTGAGCAAACTCATCTAAGTACAAATTATGAATAGTAAAACCGATACCTGCTTTCGCAGTAGTTGCTTGACCAACGAGTCTACAACCATTATCACACTTAACATTCATCACATCATATTTGACAATACCTGGTTTCATAAAGAAAGGTACGTTTTCTACAACTACTTTTGCTTTATCAATAATCTCTTTAGTTGAATCAGATTTATTGGCTAAAAGAAGGGTATTTTTATCAGTATTAAAGATTAAATACCATGCATTAAAGATGGATGCTGTCACAGTTTTACCCATTTGACGAGATGCTAAAACAATATTAAATCTTTCATCTTGAAAGTTTCTTAACATCCTTTTTTGATACTCTCTAAGTTTTACTTGTTGAATACCATCATCTGTCATTACTACTGCATATTTTTCTGCAAAGTAAACAATATCTGTGGCACATCTGGCCAACTCAGTAATTTCTTCATCAGTATACTCAAATACAATATTACCTTTACGTAAAAAGTTTTTACCTTCATAAAATGGCATAGCAACTTTAGGTCTAAAACCTTGGTCCATAGCAACCATCAAATCATTTACTTGTTTAGTAGACCAAACAATTTTCTCTGATAGTACATCACCCTCTTCTTTGGGTATCCATTTATTATCTCCTACGTAATCACTCATTATTCTTCAGTAGATTCTTCTATATCTTCTATATCATCAACTGGCGCATTCTTAATACCTGCTTGAATTGCAGCCATTAGGTCTTTTGTACCTCTTTGTAGGTTTTTATTTTCTTTATCGCCACCAGATTGTTCAATCTCTCGAACATCATCTCTCTTTTTATAAATCTCAATATCGCGTGCTATTCTTTTAGTAGATTCTTCAGAAGCCATCAAGTACATTGTTTGTGATTTAATGATATCTAACATTGATTTTTGTAGTGTTGCAAGTACCTCGAACATTCTTGGTGCTAATTCACCGTCGTCAATCGTTTGTAAAAGCGTAGTTAATGCTCTTTCTCCAGCTTGTAGTTGATAGATCAATGAACTCATTGTCATTTCATCCATTTTCTTTTTAGCCTGAATATACTCATCATTTTCAATAATATCTGCATCTAAATAAAATTTCATAAGTGCTGAAATTGTTTTAGTTGCTTTTTTAGTTGCAGTAGATTTTAGTTCTTCATAACTAACTCTGGGAACAAGGTCTGTATTTTGTCGCCTTATAGGTAAATCTGATGGATCTTTTTCAACATCCAAAGAACCCGTATCCCCTATTAAATCATCTAACTCTTTTCGGATTTGATCCGCTTGTTCAGATATATTTTTCTTTTTGTCTTCACTCATAATATTATATTATAGTTTATATATCTAAATATTCCACAGTAACAAATTAATAATTTGCACAGGATATTACCTATTTTGGTTATATCTTCTTAATTGAATTGATGGAATGGCATTGTCGATAATTAACGCCAATTGATTGTCTCTTACAACATATTGTTGTAATATATTAACTCTTTGTTCTGCCTCTATAGGCTTTTTAAATAATCTAACGTTTGTTAATTTAACTTGACCGGGCATTAAAGACCATTGCTTTGGAGTAGACCATCCATATGAAGAAATTTCTTTATCTTCTCTTAATACCGATGTAATAGTTTCTTGTAATGAATTTGCGGGTAGCATGTTATTACCTGGTTCTAATCTAAATACATCTGTGGTTAATTTATTATATTTATTATTTAAATTAACTACTAATCCATACCACGCGTCTGATTGTACTGAATTATTATAAGCGAATGTATGTGTGTCTTCGTTTATTTGAACTAGTAATTCATTTGAAGTTGTAGATATTTTTAAACCCTTTCTACTTATTAAACCATCTAATAATGTTGCTTTAGGATTGGTTGTAGTTAAATTTGGTTTAAACCATAAAGCAACTGCTAAATTACTATCTGACGCCAAAACAGATTTTCTTTTGTATACTAATGCTTCTATACCAACATCTGCTATACTACTAAGATCGTATGTATTTTTACTAATGATAGTCCATTTGTGTCTAATTTCTGTATCTAATATCGTTAAATTATTATGGATTCTATCTCTAATACCATCGCTTACCGGTGTAAATACTGTTTGATATTGTTCAGGTTTAGAGACTTGTGCATATTCATCTTTTATCTCTTCACCAAAAACTTCATCTAGACCAGTAACCAATGTATCTAATTCTTCTTCTATTGCAGTATCGGTATGTATTGAACTTGTTCTTTCTTCATATTTTTTCAACATTACTCTCCAGTATGTCATTTCCATATTAAATTCATCTGCAAAGGTAACTGAACTTACTTCATACATTCTATTCATTAACGGGAAATAAAGATAATCTCTAGCGCTTGGTTTTTTATGTGCCCCGAATGCCGATTCAAACTGAGTTTTTGTAATGTGAATTTCAAAATCTTCAAATCCCATTCCATATATGTCAAATTTAAAATCATTAGCTGGCATTTCATTATCAGGTACCATAACTTTAAACTCTCCAGAAGATTTCACGTTATATAATGAGTATTCCATTAATATAACATCTTTAGATCTTTTATCAGCTTCTACTTTAAAATATTTAACTTTATGCCCAAACATATCAGTAGATAAATCACTAATTTGTTTATACATATTGACAGGTTTATTTAAAGCATATGGGTCAAATAAATTCTCATTACATTCTACTATTATATTAGCGCATCCTGTCATTGCATATGGATCATCACAATCTCCACAGTATTGTGGACATGAAACTAATTCTCCAGATTCTGTTTCCAAATTAAATGTTAAACTTAATAATGAAAGTGAATGAGCAGTCGATAATCTATTTACGGTAAATCTAACCGTAATCCATAATGGTTTTGTGGGATCAAATATTAATCCTAATAAATCTTGATCTGACGTGTTATTATTAAGAGGTCTGTATTCTGACATGATGCCGCCATCGCTGGTTTTATCTTCTTGAGACCATTTAAATTCATAATCAAAAAAGTTATTAGGGTCTAATGTTTCATAAAATTTTAAAGAGTCTCCTGAAAATGAGGGCGCTTCTAATACACGAAATGTATTAGAATCTATAATTTCTATAACATCGAATATTGTATTTCCTACTATAATTTTACTACCAAATGAGAGATTTAGATTGGTACCGGTACCCGTTACTAGGGTTTCACCAGCTGTCATTGATAGAGTACCTATCGTATTAGGTGTATTTACGCCTACTATAATGTCCCATGAGTTTATATTAACTACATTTTCATAAGGAGTTACTAATTTGGCCGTAAATGAATCACCGATTTGATTTGCTGTAAAGTTATTTACCATTGATACTTGACTGATGTCTTATTTTTATTATATATCTGAATTTCTATCAGTTATTAAGAGTATCTCCGGATCATCTCCTTCGTATTGTTCTAATTTTTGAATTATAGTATTTATTACACCAAATGTTTCGTTAGCATTATCATCAGATAAAAACATGTCTAAAATAGACATAAATTTTTTAAGTTTAAATACATTATACATTTGATCTGACTTTAGAAGTCCACATTTTTCTAATATCTCATTTACTATTCTCAATTCTCTGGATTCAAACAAATCAAATAGTCTTAAACTACCTCTAATAGTTTTAATACTATATTTAATAGTTTTGATTTGATCTATTGTTACAAGCCTACTATAAGTTAAGTTTTTATTTAATGTAACTTTAATCCAAGAAAGATTTGGAGTTGCATTTAGCATTTGCCAAATAAAATATATTGAAGTAGCTTCTTTGTGAATTGATATATCGCTAACCGATTGAAATCTAGTAACATCACTAGCGAACCATTTATTAATATAATTGTTTATTCTATCAACTGGTACTAAATATGAGGTTTCTGCTAATTTCTTAGTAGACGTATCTCTTGAAATTAAACCCCATAATTTAACATCTATAGAATTATATTTATATAATGTGATGTCAATTACTTCTGAAAAATCATCTTTATTTTCTGTAAACATTTAGTTGCGTTTCAATTTTTTGTAAATCATCGAATAATTCCTGCTTAGCGTATTGCTTTAATTCATTAAATTCACGCATACCTATTTCATTCTTTGATAAGTACAATTCAATTGAAGCTTCGCTTGGAGTATATTTATCTACTTGTTTTTTAGGAGCTTTTTTAGTCTTAGTATAAAACCAACCCGGAACACCTTTAAATCTTTTTGCAACCATAGACCATGATTCTACTACATTTCCACCATTAATTCCATTAACGTTAAACATGTTAGCGTTAGATGGATATTTAATAGCAAAAAAACGATTGATCATGAAATGATGACGCTTCTTTGAATGATTTTTAATATTACTATATTGGTCTGGTTTTGTGAACATTATTTTCACAAAATCAAATAATTTTGTTTCGTCTAGCATATCTATTATATGTTAAGTAGGGTGAATGTTTATTTAATCCACTCGTTAAATGCTAAGTTATGTGCTTCTACATAACCATAACCTTCCTTTATAAATTGAGAAGCTGTCCCATGGACCTCTATTCTAAGACCATACGCATTAGATTCTGCTAATATCTCTTCTATTTGTATATAGTCATCTAATGTCATATTAATTTAGAATAATTTTTTAGTAGGTTCTAAATTTCTGGTAGTAGTTTGTGTTTTCTTACCTACTAACTTCATCGGTGGAATTTCTTTTTTATTTTCATCTGGAATATCCATACCTGCAAAGGCATCTACTCCAAATCCTGTTTTATCCTTTAACCAATGCGTACCTTCCAATATTTTTTCCATATCCATAAACTGTTCTACATTTTCCAAAGCTCCTTCCCAATCTTTATCGATTGCAGAATAGATAGCTTCTTGAATAGAATCTGGGATGGTTTTAATGTGTAGTAACATTAACGCTATGTTATTAGCTAAAGCTGCTTTAACTAGAGTTGTATTAGTGTGACCGACGACTCTATAAATGATATCAGCCAAAGCGTTTTTATGTTCAGCATTGAATAGATGCTCTATTGTAAAGTTATCTAGTTCTTTAATGAATTGATCGTATATGGTATCTGCCATCTTCTCTGTGATAGAGTATGTTCTAAGTTTGCCATTTTTCATTTCTTTCTGCCATGTCACAACGGATTGGATATTGTCTGATTTATCACCTATCAATATTTTATTAAATATAAATCTATCACAATCTACTTCCGTAATTTCTATTTTAAGTGCTTTTACCCATGACATAATATTATTTTGATACGAATCTCTTGTCATGTGTTCACCTCCCATGTTAAATAGAAGATCTTCATTTGACATTTCAGATGCAACCGATGCTTCCATGTCTTTAGCAAATCCTTCATATGCATATAAAGATTTCTTAGTATTGTAATACCAGAGAGTATGTGCATCATTGGTTTTAGAATAGTTGACCAATTGAATAAGGTCTCTATCACCAGACCAAACAATACATGATTTGCCTCTATTATTCAATGCAGTTGACCACCCAAAAATAACATCATCTGCTTCTGCACCTTGAATTTGATGCACTGTAACACCCTTAGATGCTAATATATTTTGAAATTCTTCATATACTGAATATACATTTGTCCAATTTACACTGCTACTTTGCTTTCTAGTACCTTTATAGTCTGATTCCGGATATAAATCTTTTCGCCAAGATTTAGAATCAACTGTTAATACTACGTCGTCTACGAACATTTTTAATTTACGCATCTCGGATGCAAAATCAATAGATAATTTTCTCATGAATTGAGACTTTTGTTTATCGTCACCTAACAGTTGACCTGTTTTAGGTTTCGGTAAAACAAATAGTCTACTGAATACGAAATAATTACCGTCTATTAATAGTGTATGTTTTCCCACTTTCATATTTATATTTCTTTATTTAGTCCAATATACTAAAAAAAATTGAGACTAAAAAATTATTTACGAATTAATTATACTTTGTATTTCATATACACAACTTAACATTGTAATTACAGGATCGATAACATGAACTCGTTGAGCTTGATGCTTAGCGACAGTTATAATAACTTGTGGTATATGTTTTATATATTGTCCTTTCTCTTGTTGAATGTATTCAATAAATTCTTCGCCTAAAGTTTGTAATACATCATCAACTCGGTTGGCATAATTACCGACAAGTGTTTGATAATTTTTAGCTGGATCCGTTTCATTAAATACCAAATCAAATACATCTTTGTATACCGAATTAAATTTCTTTACATCTTCTGCTGTAATATTCGATGTACCTTGTGTTTTGTAACCTTGTAATTTATTAAGTGTAGTTCTAAGATCTGGAAAGTTTCTTTTAACAAATTCAACCAAAGCTGGTTTTTCAATTGTCATTCCTTCTTTGCCACAAATTTCATACACTCTTTTAATGTACTTCTTTGTTAATTCAGTTTCTTCTGCTTTATCAAAGTCGAAATCAATAACTTCAAATCTTGAAAGGATTGGATCTGGTAGTTTATTAATGTAATTACAAGTAGCAATAAAACGACTATTGCTAGCAAATGTTTCCATAGTAGCACGAAGTGCCTTAAAGAATTGATCTGATACACCATCAACCTCATCGAGAATAACTACTTTAAACATTCCAGGTGCATCCATAATAGAAACAGTAGAACAAAAATCTGTAATTCGAGTTCTAATTACATCGACAGACGTGTCAGTTGATGCATTAATGTATAGATATGGTAATTTAAATTGTTGAACGATTGCTTTTGCACATGAGGTTTTACCTGTACCTGGTGAACCTGCGAACAACATGTTTTGAACTAAACCATCTTTAAACTTTGACATTACTCTCTCTGGTAATATAAGTTCTTCTAGATTAGATGGTCTGTATTTCTCTGTAAAGAGTTGATTTATTGAATTCATGTATCTGATATATTTACTAATTATACTGTCAAGCGCTAAAAGGTTTCAATGATAAATATAATAAATGGCAAGATCTTATTCTCATATAATCATCACCCGCACATCTGGTCCTAATCCACGGAATAGGTACGGTATTATACTTGCGCCGTTAACTAAGTTCTTCAGGAAGTTCCTTGTTGAACACAGGCACATTAAAAGGTGGTCTGATGATGATCAATTTGTACATTGTGTACTTAGAATGCAAAAACCACCAGTTAAAAGTGTTAAGTTACTAAAAAAATATTGGGACAATACTACCCAATCCATGGTAGATAAAGAGACTCTATATCAAAATTGTAATATAGTAGATTGGCATTGTGCTGTGAGTTTAAAACCAATTAAAGCTAAATTTATGAACTTTGATTTAGAAAATTTTGTTCACCCGGAATATCATGATGTTTTAAAAGCACCAATGATAGACAGTCGTATCCTCAAAAGTTCAATTGAGTTTCGCAAGGAATGTAAAAAACTCCTGCTCAATGAGAGACAGGAGTTTCTTAAACTTGCAAAGAAGAACGCTAAGCGCTCTCTTTAAATTATTTATTCATTAAGATTGCAAATTTCTCTGCAACTGATAAACCTTCGTCTAATTTAATAGTTTTAGGTAATTCTTCTTTTACTGATTCTTCAATCCAATAACCACCTTCATCTGGTCCGCTTGTAATATCTGAATCATGACCTGATATACTAGCTAATTTTAGAATGGCTGCTTTATCACCACTGTAATTTAATTCATCGTAACCATCTCCGAATGGATCTTTATCTACACTAACTTTAACACCTAATTTCTTAGCCTGTTGTTTTAGATATGAGTAGCCATCTTCATCAGCGTCATATGCCATCAAACCGTTTAATGATGCTTCAACTAATGATGTGTCAAATGATAAATCTATTTCCATACCTTCATTCTCTACTCCACCTACTTTTTGAACTTGTAACGCTGCAGTATTTTTAGCAGCTGCTAATTTTCCTTCAAGATCTTTAGTATCTTCACCTTTAGCTTTAGCTGCAGCAATTTCTGCTGTAAACACTGCTATATCCGCAGCAGCTTTATCTTTTGGACTAGCATCTGCTGGTAATTTATCTTTAGCTTCTTTAGCTTTAGTTACAGCTGCATCTAATTTTTCAGTGTCAGTTTCTGTCTCAGTTTCTGGAGTAGGTTCCGGTGTTGGTTCTGGTTTTGAAGTCGCCTCCGGTGTTGGTTCTGGTTTTGAAGTCGCCTCCGGTGTTGGTTCTGGTTTTGAAGTCGCCTCCGGTGTTGGTTCTGGTTTTGAAGTCGCCTTAGGTGTAGTTTTTGGTTTACCTTCACCGCCTATACCAGCCATTTGATCTTGACTAGTCGTATTATCATTATCACCTGATTGGTCAGTACTTGTATGATCAGCTGGACCAACTTTTTTAGCGTAATCTTTAAGAGATTTTTCATCGGCTGCGATTCTATCTGATAAAGTATCAATTTCTAATTTAAGTTGTTTTGCCTCTTCACCTGAAGTTGCTTTCATTACTATTTTAGCCGCAGCTAATTTAGATTTAGTTTTTCCTATAGAAACTACTTTACCTAAACCTTCGTCTCCGCTTGACAATTCAGTCATTCTCTCTCCGATAGCAGATAATTGATCATCTAGTGCTTTGTTTTTAGCTTGATTAGCTTGCTTCAAAGTTTCCATTCTCTTCTTATCTTTCTCATCAGCGTCTCCGACCTGTTTCTTCTTAGCGAAATCGACATCGTTAATTGCCTTTTGTACTAGAGCCTTTTGATATGCTTTAAGATTTTTCTTAATCTTCATGAATTTAATAGGACTCTTGATAAAATCTAATATACCTTCATTAAGTTCTGAAACATTTGTTAAGTCAAATAGCTCTTCATATAGTTCGTCTATTTCTAAATCGATAGAAGTAGATTCTCCAATTCTATCTGATAATTCTGACAAAGTGTCCAGTATAGTATCTACGTCTCTGATTACTTCTGTTCTAATAGTATCGGATGCGCTAGTAGCGTCTGATGTTACTTGATCTACCGGTACGCTATCGATAGATTCTTTAGATTCATTTACGAATTCTTCGTAAAGTTTTAATTTAGATTTTAATTTCATAATATTTGTTTGTTTAATTTATATATTGTGATGTTATTATATTATATATCCCCTTTAAATTTAAAACTTTTTAAACAAAAAAAGGTCACCCGAAGGTGACCTTTCATATTAACTATTCTAGTTTAAGATTACAATTGTAAACCTGTAACTGTGAATTTTTGGTATTGAGTACCTGGGTGGAAACCAGCTTCAACTAGAGCGTATCTAGATTTAACCGCTACTTTAGGAGCCATAGTTCCTTCAGCGATCATTTGAACTGATTCAGCCATTAAGTAAGGCATGAATACTAATCCAGCACCGTTACCGTCACCTTTTCTACCAACTAATACTTGTTGTGTATCACCTTCCCACTCTAAGTTAGGATCAGTATAGATGTTGATACCTGCAACAGAACCTAATGGGTAGATAGCACCTGCAACTTGGTTGAAAGTGTTAGCCATTGGGTTTGGTACGAAACCAGCAACTGATTGCAATGCAGAAGCAATTTTTGCTCCAACAACTGCGAAGTTACCAGCACCTCTTCTACCTCTGTTTGCGATTAAGTTCGCAGCAGCAAGAATGTTAGTTAAGACTCTTCTGTTAACGTCACCGTAAGTGTTACCACCATTATTAGTGTATGATAATGCAACAGCACCGATACCTTCTTCAGCGATAGCTCTCATCTTAGCTAAGATGTGGTTGTTAATAGACTGAGTTAATTCGTTAGTTAATACTGCTTCTACTTGAGCAACAGCATCTACACCGAATTGTTTTAAATCTTGTACTTGCTCTCTTGTAACTGCAGCAGCAACTTGGAAAGTTTCAGCAGCAACACTTTTAGAGAATAAAGAAAGACCCATTACTTTGTCAGCAGTTCTTTCACCAACTTCTCTTGTCATTGGCTTACCATTAGCGTCAGCACCAGAGAATCCTGGGATATGATCTTCTAATGCAGCAACCAATACAGCGTCAGCGTATCTACCTGCAATGTTCTTTTCAGCGTCAGTGATAGCGTCAACGATTTTGATGATATTTTTACCATCAATTCTTGATTCACCAACTAATTCGTCTTTACTTCCGTCTGCTATAGTTAAATCAGATTTAACGTAAGTAGGAGCAGTTGCACCTAATGCAACAGTACCACCTTCGTAAGTAAAGTCTAAGTAAGACAATAATCCCATTGGACCAGCCATTGGTACTACTGGTACTAAGTCAAGACCGATAGTTTGAGCAGCAACTTGCATTGCTAAAGGTAATAAAGTTGGGGCTTTGTCACCTGAACCAGGTGCTGCGTCTGCCGCTCCGTTACCTCCTACATTTCCAGGAAATGATACTGCACCCATACCTGTTAAGTTCATTGGGCCAGGGTTGTTAGTTAAAGACATGATGTTCGCGTCTTCATAAAGTTTGTGGTTGTGACAGTAAGTCGACATCCACGCTAATTTGCTAGATTCGTTGATACCTGTAGCTTCCGAGATAATCGGTGCCCATGTATTCTTGATCTCAGCTTCGTTTAATAAATTTGCCATTTTTAATGATCGTTTTTTTTGTTTATTAATTGTGTTTAGTTAAAAACTCGACATTTAATGGGTTTTCTGCTTCTGTCACCCTTATCGTCGATTGTTATTTATATATCAGTATTCTTTTTGATTATTTGTTAAATCTCTTTTTGAATGCATCTGCCATATCTGATACGTCATATCCTAATGTAGATTTAGCTTCTTCTTTAGATTCTGTAACCATTGCTACTTTTTCCATTACAACTGAAGTATCTCTTAAGTCTCTAGTTTGCCAGAAATTAGCAACTTGATATTCAGTATTTAAAGTATGGTATTTAGATTGTGCTACAATTTGATTCTGCTTAGCTTCTGATAAGTTTGTCCATGCTTCAGTATATTCTGCTGGCATTGCACTAATAAAGAACGGTTGTTCACCTACGCTCTCTACAATTAGTTGTGCGCTATTCATTAATGATACTATTTCAGATTCTGTCATGAAACCTCTTTTAGAAACAGTATTTCTAACTTCAGTTTTAGCAGCTTCGTTTAATGTGTTGTATTTTTCTCTAGTTGCAGAAGAAACAACTCTAAAGAAAGATGGAGATTCATTTTCTTTTCTCGTTGCATTTTCAACTAAAGCGTCTAACTTAGAAGAGATTTCTGATTTATAAGCTTCTAATGGATCATGTGCACCATCTTCGCCTTCTGCTTCTTCATCTGATTCACCAGCTTCAGCCGCATCAACCTCATCTTCTACTTCTGAGTCTGAAGTTACTGCGTCAGATTCCAAATCTTCTGCATCTTCACCGTTTTCTTCACCTTCGACATCGCCTTCTTCTGAATTATCTCCAGCTTCTACTTCTTCGTCTTCGATTTCTTCAACTTCTTTTCCAGCTTCATCGCTATCTGCAGCAACTGCACCTTCTTCTGAATTATCTCCAATATTTTCTATTTCGTCAGTTTCTTCAGCTTCGTCAGCGTCTTTAGCAGGATCTTCCTCTTCAGTAACAACGTCTTTAGCAACTTCTTCACCTTCAACTTTGTCAGCTGATTCTACGTCTTCTTCTTTATCTTCTTCAGCTTCAACGTTAACTTCAACTTCTTCAGATTCAACTGTTTCGTTTAAAGATTCTGCAATATATTCAGCATATTCAGAAACTGATTGTAAGTTTTCTTTTAGGTATTCAACATACTCTAATAAAGTTGTATGTGATGTAGCTCCTTCGTTATGTGCTTCAGCTAAATAGTTAGCGAAATCTTTAACTTTAGAAACTGCTTCAGCAACATGTTCTGTATAAGAGATACCTTGATCTAATTTCTCAGCCAAAGACTCAGAATAAGAGATACCTTGATCTGCTTTTTCAGCAACGTGCTCTGTGTATTGAATAGATTCATCTAATTTACCAGCAACATACTCAACGTAGTTAGTTAATTTATTAACATTTTCTACGATATGATCATTGTGCTCTTTTAGATTTTCTAATGAGTTGTCTTCAGAAACTTCAGCATCTTTAGCTTCAATAGACTCCTTTAATGTCTTGATTTCATTCGCTAAATACTCAGAGTACTTATTGAAATCCTCAGATTTTACAAATTCTGCCATGTTTTTATTTTCTTTTATTTCTATGTTTGTATTTTGATTTTCAATGTTTTCTTCATTAGAGTTCATTTTATTAATCTCATAAATAGACAATAAACCGTCATTGTCGTAACCATAAGATTCGTTAACTCTTTTTAGTTCAGCGTTTTCAAAACCTGGATCAGCGACTAGATCATACGTAAATAATTGTTTGATCTTCACTTGTCCATTAGATTCTACTGCACCCGCTGCTCTAGATGAAATTTGTAAAGGAACACCAGCATCTACTAAAGCCTTAGCTTGACGACCAGCATCAGTATCTAATAATTTGATACGTCCTCTTACTTCTTTACTCTCTTTGTCGTAAGTTAATTCTTCAATGATATGTGATACGTTCTTTAAAGAAATGTCGAACTGCGCAGGGTGATCTAATTCACCCAATAATTTGCTAGCTCCAATTTTTGCCTGTAATGCTTCAATTTGAGGAACATATTCAGATTCGGTATAGATACGATTGTTTCTATTTTTTTGATCAATTTGACCAAAAACACCTTCTAGAATATAATCTTTATTCTCTGATGTAGTAACATTCAGAGCGGATGAAGACATCTCGACGATTAATAAATCGTTAATATTATTCATAATATTTTATTTTTCTATTTTTAATATATATCATACTTTATTATTGAAATATCTTATTACATTCCAGCCAGAGGATCATCGCCGCCTTCTGCGCCTTCTTCTTCCTCTTTTTCAGCCTCTTTTTCAGCCTCTAAATCTTCGGCTTGCTTATCGTTATAGATCTTTACTAATTGATCTATCTCACCTTCTCCAAAGGCAGCTTCTCCGTAATTGTCATAGAAATATTGCTTAAACTCTTCGTCAGTCATAGACGCCGTAATAGCACCTAAAATTTCTGCAGCTTTAATAGTTGAACCTGAGTCCAAAGCAATGTCATCTATAACTACTTTAGAATTTTCTCCAGCTCTCAGTGCTTCTTCAGAGATAAAGTCTTCAAATGTTTTAATAATTTTCATAATTTATATATCTTTTTTATCTTTATTTTTACATTGCAAATGGATCTTCAGCCTCTGGCTCTTCAGCAGTCTTCTTCTTTAACTTAGATTTAAATGCTTCGTTAGCTCTAATCTCGTCGTCACTTAATTTAAGATATTTCTTAACTAAATATTCTTGATCGAAGTAGTATTCTTCTTCCATAGTCTCTTGATTAGTTGTCATTAGACTATCTCTCATTGTACCTATAAAGTCAAGTCTCTTCTCCATCAATTCCATATCTTTTAATTCTGAGAAAACATTTTCTTCATTGAACCTGAGTGCAATTTGAGTTTTAAATTGAGGATCATTTGTAAAATCAGGATATTTAAGACACATTTGAATATAAAGAGGCTTAGCTAAAATTTCCATAAAGATAGATCTTAAACGCTTGATAAATTTACCAAACTTGATCTCATCTCTAATCATACCATCTGCTGCTAAGTTAAA